GTAGCCACATGGTTTTTAACTATGTTCACAAACGCATACACCAATGTAACAAACGTATTCGCTGCAATTGGTTCATGGTTTGGGGCAAGGTGGACGGAGATAAAAACCGCCCTTGCATCCGTTCCAACATGGTTTAAAACACAGTTTGATAACGCATGGACGAACATAAAAAACGCATTTGCCAATGTAACTTCCTTTTTCTCTGATTTATGGGAGAAAATCAAAGGTTGTTTCGTAAATGTCGGTGTGGCTATCGGTTCAGCGGTTGGGGATGCTTTTAAATCGGCAATCAACAGTTGTTTATCAACCATAGAGGGCGTTGTAAATAAGTTTATCGGTATGATTAACGGAGTAATTGGAATTATCAATGAGATACCGGGCGTTTCACTTTCAAAAATAGATACACTTTCACTTCCAAGATTAGCAAAAGGCGGTGTATTAAGAGAGGGTACGGCAATGGTAGCAGAAGCCGGACCGGAACTTTTAAGCATGGTAAACGGAAAGGCAGTTGTAACACCGCTTACGGGTTCGGCGGTAAACACGGTAGCAGACAACCTAAAGGGCAACAATAGCGGTTTCCACCAGGAAATCAATATTACAAGTCCTAAAGCCTTATCCCCTTATGAAGTAGCAAGACAAACGAGAATACAGACCCGTGCAATGGTTATTGCAATGCAGAGGGGGTAAATTATGGCAGATATTACAGTTACTTGTACAAATGATAAAAATGTTTCTATTGCCTTTAGGTGGGATTGGGATAATAACCCATTCCACCTATTAGGGCTTGACGGAATATATGGTTATGATTGCAATGTTACCACATCAGAAAACACCACAACAGACGGCAGCACATACCAGGGAAGCACGGCAAAGGAAAGAAACATTGTAATAACCGCAGAGATTGACGGAGATTACAGAAAGAACCGGGAATTACTGTATAGAGTGTTTCCAAAGGGTAGAACCGGAACGCTTGAATATAGCGAGGACGGGGATATAAAAACAATCACTTACAGAGTGGAAAGCGTGACACCAGGGGCAACAACGGGCGTTGTAAGGGATTATACAATTAGTCTTATTTGCACCGACCCGTATTTTAAGGACCTGTCAGATGTGGAAGTGGTAATGGCAAGTTGGGTATCAGATTGGTACTTTGAAAACGGGTTTGATATTAACGGCGTGGAATTTGGACACCGGGAAGCCGAGTTGGTAAAGGAAATTGAAAATAACAACGGTGCGGACAATATCGGAATAACTGCAATATTCAGAGCAGACGGCATTGTAAAAAATCCGGCTATTTACCATTCAGAGAGCGGGAAATATATAAAAGTCGGTTATGCCGGAAATGATTTTGAATTGCAAAGCGGCCAATATGTGGTTATTTTCACGCACACCGGAAAGAAAAATATATACCTTTTGGACGGTGTGAGCCAGGCAGAAATTGAGGAACACAAGGACCGTTACGGAATGATTGATTGGGAAACGGTTGTTTCTATGTACGGAACAATCATAAATCAGTATTTGGACGAGGACGGGGATTTTATACAGTTGCAGGACGGCACAAACACCATTACATACAATGCAGAAAGCGGCATTAACTATTTATCCGTGTCCGTATATTACCGCATTTCATATTTGGGGGTGTAAGAGCATGGAAATTATTGTATATGACCGCAATTTGTACCGCCTGGGGACGATTGAAAACCATACATCCTTACAATGGCATAGAAAATATTACGAGTGTGGCACGTTTGAGTTACACGCCCCGGCAACAGAGGACAACATAAGGCTTTTGCAGCCGGGTAATGTAATAAGGCCAAAGGGAAAGGATGAAGCCGCCGTTATCCGTGGGGACCAGACAGAAGAGGAAAGCACCCTTGTAAATGAGATTGTGCGAAATGGCTATTTTCTGCCTATATATTTTAATGACAGATTGACCGGTCCCATGTTTACATTTAACGGAACGTGTGAAGATGCTATGCGTTATATGATTAACCGCATGGCAGCAGTACCGTTGTTGGAAGTGGCCCCAGGAATAGGGGATGCAACCAAAATAACATTCCAGGCAACCTATAAGAATGTATTAACCTATCTTTCTAAGATTGCCCGGTATTGTGAATTGGGCTTTAGGGTAGTGCCGGACTTTAAGGGTAAGAAAATGACCTTTGAAACATATAAAGGCATAGACAGAACCACGAAGCAAGGCACAAAGCCCCGTGTAATCTTTTCAGAGAGTTACAACAACCTAAACCGTGCAAAACATACCTATTCAGACGAAACCGCCAAAACAAAGATTGTTGTAGGTGGGGCCGGGGACGGTGCGGACCGTATTTATGTAACGGTAGGCGGCGGAACGGGGTTTGATTTACGGGAAGAGTTTTTGGATGCCAAAGACATAAATAAAGATGATTTTTCAACCAATGCGGAATACCTGGAAGCGTTACGCATCCGGGGGGAGCAGTACAAAGCGGAAAACGCCGTGATTGAGAACATAGAAGCCGAAGTGGAAGCCGAGGTTAATTTTATCTATGGCACGGATTACGATTTAGGGGACATTGTGACAGTAGAAAAGGCAAAATGGAACAAAGTATTAAATTTACGCATTACGGAACTTTGCGAGGTTTACGAATACGGCGGAATGTATGTTGTTCCTACTTTTGGGGATGCCCTACCCACAACCATAAATTGGGACAATTAGGAAAGGAGAGGAAAAGCAAATGGCAGTAAGAGGATTTTTTTACAATTCCGTAAATAAAGACCGCTTATACAACGGCCAGGATATGAACGAGGACAAAGCCCCGTTCTATAAAGAGGGTGTGGCGTATGGACATTTGCAAGTAACCGCAGACGGGGAAAGTATGGCAGTAAAGGTGGACGGCGGAAGCCGTACCGGGTACGCATACATCAACTTGCACACAATCCATAATACAACCGTCCTGGAATTGCCCGTGAGCGGTTCAAACGGTACATTGCCAAGAATTGACCGTGTAATATTGCGGAATGATGAAACAGAGCGAAAACCAAGCATTTTTATTTTAGAGGGGGCATATTCAAGCAATCCGCAGCCGCCGGAACTTACGAACAATGACACAATCCAGGAAAAATGTTTGGCGGAAATTTATGTGGCAGCCGGAGCGGTGGCAATATCACAAAGTGATATTACAGACACCAGGGCAGACACGGGATTGTGCGGTTTCATTGCATCACAGTTTGAGGACTTTGATTTTTCACAGTTCACAAAGCAATTTAACGCATGGTTCGCCCTGGAAAAAAAGAGCATGGAACAAGACCATGCAAATTTTATTGAAGAATACGCAGAAATGACACAAGCGTTTATGACGGACCAGGAAGCACAATGGAATAAGTGGTTTAAAGAGAAGCAAACGGAACTTTCCGGGGACATTGCCGGGAAACTGCAATTACAGATTGATGATGTAAAAGAAAAGGTTTACAACATTGCCTTTAAGGTTTACATCATTAGCACATTGGAGCAGATTACAAGCCCGGTAACGGTAAAACTTACGAATAAGACCATGGGGACCATGCAGACGGTTACAGTTACAAAAAGCCAAATGGGCTTTTATGTCACGGAAGCCGGAGAATACACCGTGGAAGCGGATTTGGAAAGCGTTATGGTTACACCGAAAGCCTTTAAGGTTACAAACGATAATCTTATGACAACGCAGAATATTACATTGCGTGAGGGTTCAAACCTGGGCTATATCGGAAATTATATTGGTTCATTTATTGCACAATAAAAAGAAAGAGAGGATTAAACAATGGTAGGATTTCCAAAAGTAATTAAGACAAAGGCGGATTTAGTCAACACTTACAAACTTGTAAAGAAAGGCAGATTGAAGAAAGAAGATTGGTTGGCAGCAGTTGAGAAGTTGGAAAATCAGAATTTCATCTTTTGCCCTATCCTGGAGAAAACCGAGGACAGAAAGGGCGTTACCCTTATGTTTGTAAACGAGGTTACAGAGGGGGACAAGGTAAAAGCCGGGAACGTGACCGCAACCGTTAAGACCGTGGAGCATATTGAGGTTGAAACGGCAGCAGAAGCAGACCAGGGAACGGCGGCAGCAGATGCCGAAACAACCACAAATAACAATCAGACCAAGCACACAATTTTGACACTTTCAAAGGCTATTGCGGCGGATGCGGCTACAATCGGTATTCCGGCAGAGGTTACATTTTATGACCGCCTGGGAATTACAGAAGAGGAAGTGGAGCAGATGAAAGGAGAGTTAGTATAATGGGAAGATTATTTGTTTATGACGAGAATATGACGGACGAGAGGGCGAAAATCACAGTTGCTAAAATGGCCGCCGTATCGGACATTGTAGCGAGTGAAAAGGCGTTTATACAGTATTCCGCAGCCGGACAATTAACCGTGCTTGCCGGGGCAGTTATTGCGGTAGGGGATGCCATTTTTCAGACCGAGGAAACAACGCTTTCAGCCGCCAACCTGGACGGTGCAAGCAGCTTTGCACACGGAAAAGATTATTACATTTACTTATGCAACAATGGCAAGGACAGTTCAAACGAGGTTTATTTAATCTCTGAAAATTCCACATTCCCGGACGGCGTGGAATGGGACGATACAAACACCCGTAAAATTGGCGGTTTCCACTATGGCTTTGTTAGAAATGTGGATGAATACGGCAGAGAAGTAAATACAAGTGGAAGTGTGCGTGGTAGCGGTTGGGAAAGTAACGTGCGTGAGGACATTGCCCCTAACTCTGTATGGACCGCCTTACACCGTCCGAAGTGCGACCCGTCCGGTATGGCATACCTGGGGAATGGTTTGTGGGCTGATATTTACCTTGCATCAGATGATGGGGCAAACGGCTTACAATCTGTATACAATGCAACGCCAATTACGGGTACAGAGGGTTTAAATTGGTATATTGCCAATGAAAAGGCTGCCCGTGTCGGAAAGCGTTTACCGGACCTTGCAGAGTGGTTAATTGCAGCAGAGGGAAGCCCCCAGGGATTAGACGGCAGCAATACAAACGGTTGGACCGCAACAACAAACACCGCAAGAACCGCCGTTGGAAAAATCAAAAATGCAATTTCTGTAAAAAATATTATGGATATTGCCGGTCAATATTTTTATAATGATTGGAGTTCTCATTGGAGTCGTCATTTATGCACGTATGATTATAAACACATGGATCTTCGTCCAAAATTAGATACGGTATGGACGACCATGTATAAGGGGATTTCATACGTGAATAATATTTTGGGCAATTTATCGAAAAAAGATTCAACGACTTTTCGTTTGTATGATTTATATAAAGGGGAGGCTTTGGGGTTACGTGCTTTCATGCATTTTGAACTTTTACGATTATATGCGGAAAGTTATTTAAAAGCTCCGAATATGCGGGGGATTCCTTATTATGAGAAATATTCTTATGAAGTTGCTCCTTTTGAAACGGTAAAAGATGCCTATGAGAAAGTTATTCGGGATTTTAAAGAAGCCGAACGCTTGTTGACGAAGCACGGGGAGTATTTTGATCGAAAAGATGAACTGGCAGGAGGATTTGTTTTAGATCGAGTGATACACATGAATTTGTATGCTGTTCAAGCTTTATTAGCAAGAGTTTATTGGGAGATGGGGGATTTGGAAAAAGCAAAAGATTATGCATTGAGCGTGATTAATTGTGGCTTCTTTAAACTGGAAGAGAAAACCGATGTTGAAGATATCATGAATGGAGTTATCTCGAACAAGGAGACAATATGGGGAATTTATTCAGAGGAATTTCCAACTTTTACTCGACGTACCATGTATGCGTCGGGCGGAGATTACAGTTTGAATGTTAAAAGTGGTTATGAGGATATTTATAATGAAGATAAAGAAGGGTTCGATTATAGACAGGATAAGTGGTTTCAGGTTCTTGGTGATTACGAAGCTACCGGTTTAAGATGTATGAAGATTGTTGACCGTTATAAAGTAAAATTAGCAAGCAGGCCTGTTGCTAAATTAAGCGGGTTGAACATGATCAGATTACCCGAGTTACATTATATAGTTGCAGAATATTATTTGCGTGTAGATGATCAGGATAATGCAACCAAATACTTTGATCCCGTGTTACGGTCAAGGGGATTGAATGGTTTTGCAGGTCGTGAAGGTATGAAGCTTAATTTGAAGCATATAAATAATGAACGTCGTAAAGAACTTGTTTGTGAAGGACAGTGGTTTTTCATGATGAAGCATTATGAAATGACGGCCTATGATAACATAACTGATCAGACTTTCCAACCTTCGTCGGCAATTTACGTGTGGCCGATTCCGGATAGTGAATTTGAGTATAGAGATTAATTTGGTTGATTATGAGAAAATATTTATTGTATATCGTTATCTTATGGTGTTCTTGCACGTTATTTTCGTGTACGAATGATGATTACCAGGTATATAATGCCGAACAGGTAAATAAGATGTATTTTGATAGAGATACTTTTACTTTCGTTTATGGTCCTCGGGAAGATAAGGAGTGTGATTTGGAAATCCCGATTAGTTTGATCGGGTTGGCTAACCTGGAGCGGGATGCAGAATTTAAGGTAAGCATTGATACCCGTAATTCTACCGCAAAGTTAGGAGTCCATTTTAATATGGATGAGATTCAATATTTTAAGAAAGATTCAGTGAGGGGGACAATAAAAATTGATTTTATTCGTTCTGCTTTAATTCGGGATATGCAATATAAATTGTATTTACATCTTGAAGCGAATGATGAGTATGTTCCAACGAATAAAACGATGTGTACCGTACTTTTCGGTGATATTACTTTGGCACAACCCAAATGGTGGATGCCGGATAGATTGGGTACTTATACACAAGAGAAATTTGTACTCTTCTTTAAATATTTTAGGGAGACAGAGGATATTGTTCCGGCATTGTATTCGGCTATCGTGAATAACTGGGGAGAATATCTCGATGATGAGAGTTATTGGCGTTTCCCGTGGTTGTTGACGACTTACACGTACGTGGGTTATTTTAAACAGTATGTCTATACCCCGATGTACGAGTACTTTTTAGAAACAGGAGATGAACGTTACAGATTACCGAACCCTTTAACGACAGATTATGAATAAAATAAAGTATATTGTCGGCATGTTAATCATGCTGTACGTGATGCAGGCTTGCTATGATGACAACTCATCTTTGGCGGATCAACCTATTATTGAAGTAGGTATAAATAGTGGAACAAGAGATTCAATAGATATTTATTTTAATGATACTTTGAAGATCAAGGCAAATGTCTACGAGACCCTGATCGAGCGCACAGTGCCGGAAGGAGAGTACAAGCCGCTTCTGGCCGAATCCTGGG